TCCTATGAATGATCTTGCTATAAATAGATCTATGAGTAAATATGATTATTACTATCAGGTATTGTCAGATATACGCAGATTTAAGCAAAGAAACTTTGTTAAATTTATATTAGTAACTCATGCTGTAACAAAAGCAGCAAGAGAAAAAAATGATGACGGCACTGTACCAGCTCCTTCGCATTACGATGTAGAAATGGGTGGTATGTTTGCTAACAGGACAGATAACTTTTTAGTTATACACAGGAATCCTAATTCTGAAAATTGGAGTGAAACACAAATACATGTTAGAAAAATTAAATTTCAAAAACTTGTAGGTATTCCAACGCAAGATAATGAACCTGTGATTTTAAAATTTGAACCGAGGCTCTGTAGGTTTAAATCTTTAAATAAACAACGAATGGTATGGGAAGATGTTTTAGAGCAAAACACCATGGATTTTATTGAAGCTAATAAAGCTAAAATACAACCAGAAATCTTTAATGAAAACAATTTACCTTTTTAAACAATGGAAAAAGTAAAAGAACTTACGCAAAAAGAAAAAGAAATGGAAGCTGAAAAAGCTTTTAGAGCAACGCCTTTAGGAAAAAACATTACAGAACTTGAGGCTCATGTAGAAAATCATTTAGTTGACATGTTAATGGCTTTAAATATTGACACGACAAATGTAAACATGACAGATGTAATGACAAACTTTATTGCTGCATCTCACGCTGCTGGTACAATTCAGCGTTTAGTTTGGCAACAAATGGACTTTGAAGCAAAGCAAAAAGAAGCTATGCAAACAACTAAAGCTGAAAAGGTTGTAAAGAAAGCAGCTAAAAAAGAAGCTGTTAAGAAAAACAGGTCTCGTGGAAAAACTTCTATGAAAAAAGCTTAGAATAAAATAAAACCATTATATTTGCAACGATTTGGTTACATTGTTCATACGATGGTTTAGTTATTAGTTGGTTAAAAAGATAGAGGCTTCGGCCTCTTTCTTAATTTAAAAACAATTCTTATGACAAAATTTCTAGAATCACTCAAAGACGATAAAGTATATTATGCTGACAAAACACATGTAACGTGTTCTATGCTTAAATACTTATTAAAATCACCCGCACATTTAAGAGCTTACTTAAATTTTCCACAAAAATCTACACCTTCAATGGTTTTTGGTAAAGCATTTCATTGTATGGCTTTAGAGCCAGAAAAGTTTAACGAAAAGTTTTACATATTTGATACAAGTTTTAGACCTGAAAAGGAAAAAGGTATGACATCTAAGATAAATAAAGCTTGGAAACAAGAAGAATTAAAACTTGCAGAGTTAGAAGGTAAAGATCTTATTACTGGAGATGAGTTAGATAAAATAGATAGAATGTGTAATTCTTTATTTAGCCATAAAAAAGTTAGAGATATAGTTAATGTATCTCAAAGAGAACAACCTTTTATATGGAAATTAAACAGAATGCACTGTAGAGATATTATAGACGCTAAAGGTAAAGTAGATTTACAATCCTTTGATTTTGTTGCTGACATTAAAACTACAGCTGAGTTTGGTGGTATAGATAAGTTTAAATATGATTGTAAAAAATATCATTATGATATGCAAGCAGCATTCTATTGTGATGCTCTTGGATTAGATCAGTTTAAGTTTATTGTAGTCGGAAAAGAAGATCCTTATAATGTTGGTATTTATGATGTTTCACCTGAATTTCTGGAATCTGGAAGACGTAAGTACCACTATGCCTTAGACTTATATGAAAAATATTTCCTATATTGCGATGAAGAAATAGATTCCTACATAGAGGAAGGTACACTATAAGCAAGAAAAATGACTAAAAAATCTATGCGCCTCTCTCCTCAAGAAATAGATATTATTTTAGAAAGGAGAGCACAAGACGTAGCGCTCAATACAAACGAAAACGATCAATTATCCACAGTATATTTAGACTATCTTAAAGAAAGAGGTATACAACCAGAAGAGGTTGTTTCCTGTAAGCACTGGCAATCAGCCAACGGAGAACCTAGATTCTCTATTGTAACAAAGAATGACAACTCTATTATGACTACATATGATAGAGAGATTCTTATACAAGATATAGCGCAGGTAGTTAAAAATCATAAAATTTCATACCCCCGAACTCCTAAAGAATTGCTTGGAGAACATTTATTAGTAGTTAATCCTGCTGATATTCACATTGGTAAATTAGCATTAGCTAAAGAGACTGGTGAAGAATATAATACAGAGATTGCTAGATTAAGAGTTCTTCAAGGAGTTCAAGGAATTATAGATAGAGCTCAAGGATACAGTATAGAAAGAGTTTTATTTTGTATAGGTAATGATGTTTTGCATGTAGATAATGTATTTAATACTACAACAAAAGGAACACCACAAGATCAGGATGATAAATGGTGGAAATCATTTGGTGTAGCATTAGAGGTTTATGTAGCTTGTGTTGATATGTTGTTGCAACTTGGGCCTGTAGATTGTGTTCACTCAATGAGTAATCATGACTATCAATCTGGTTATCATTTAGCACATTGTTTAAAAGCATGGTATAAAGGAAATAAAAACGTTAGTGTAGACGAAGGTCCTGCTTATCGTAAATATTATAAATATTATAATAATATGATAGGATTAGAACATGGTGATGGTGCTAAAATGCAAGATATACCATTACTTATGGCTCAAGAAGAACCTAAAATGTGGGCAAGCTGTAAACATCGTACTATGTTTTTGCATCACGTTCATCATAAAATAAAAACAAAATTTCAGTCTGCTAAAGATTATATAGGTGTAACTGTAGAATATATGCGTAGTCCGTCTGGTGCTGATTCTTGGCATGCACGCAAAGGATATAAAGGAGCACCTAAAGCAGTTGAAGGTTTTTTATTTCATAGAGATAACGGTAGAGTTGCAAGTTTAGTACATAATTTTAATGAATAAAAATGAAAGGACTAATAGCTTTAATTGTTGGAAGAGCAATTAAAAACAGAAAATCATTACATGTTGTTAAACGATTTCTTAAAATGAAATATAATATAGAAATATCAGTAAACGCATTAAAGAAAAGATTTTATTATGACCAAAACTAGATTACAAATATTAATGGATGAATACGCTTTATGGTATCACACATGTTTATTAAATAAAGATAGAGATGTAGACCCAACATTAAGTGAATGGGTTGAAATGAAAGTAAAGCAAACAGAAAATGCTGGAGAATTAGTTTTAATGCCAGAAGAATTGTCATTAATTAAAAAACTAAAACCAAATGGAGATAGCTAAAAAAGCTTTAGAATTAATTAGAGAACAAAATACTACTTTAGCTGAAAACAAATGCATGAAAGATTATTGCGAAGCATTAGTCGAAATAGAGGCTATGAAAAAAGAGTTGTCTAATTTTAAAGGACAAATGACTAAATCATACAAATTAAAAAAGAAAAGAACTGAAATATTAGAAAAAGCAATTCACAGTTTTTACGACTCTTATTTTAATATGGCTAAATATAAGCAAATGTGGAGTCAAGAAAAGCAAAAATGCATAGAGCAGGAAATAGAATTTATAAATGCTATAACAAAAGCATCTAAATAATTAATTCTTTTTAATTTTTTCTATAGATCTTCCTGCAAAGTAAGCTCCGTAAACAGTAATAAGTAAAGTTTGATATATTGGTACATACGCTGGGGCTATTTGAAAGCCTCCAGCATTACCATCAAATATAGATATAATAACAAACATTGCTGTTAAGAATATACAAATTAAAGGTCGTATATTTTTAGAAAGCCAATTATCAGACTTCATGTCTGCCTCCCAACGTTTAGTAACTTGTGATTGAGCATCTGACTCAGCCTTCATCATTACTTCTTTAATAGCCTTTTTGGCTGCCATAGCCTCTTCTTTAGATGTAGATAGGTTGTCTATTACATTACCCACCTTTTCTATTACATTTCCACCTAAAAAACTTAAAAGTTTACTCATTATAATATAATTATGTCTGGAGCATATCTGTAAGCAGTATCACCGTCTTTATCTTTATATGCTTCTAATACTTCTTTCCTGTTTTTATCTGCCTTTAAAGATATGTGAATCCAAGCAAAATCAAACTCGTTTATCATTTGGTCAAACTCTATACCTGAGCTTATTACCCAATCATAAATAACTTTGTTATTCATTTTTCCTTCTGACCAAAACTGGATGTCCACTGCTTCAGCTTTGCTATGCTGTGAACGAGTGCTCCCACCAATAGCACGATTAAGTTCTTTGGAACGATAACCACTAGTAATCCTGATAGGACCAAGAGCGTCACGCATAGGCTGTATAAGATTTGTAATAAGCCTTTGCATGTTTTCCAAGTGTTTTTCTGGCATTTCATTTTTTATACCTAATCGCTTTGCTGTGTTACTGTGCTCTATTTCGGCACGAGTAAAATTTTTACTAAGTCTCATAATTTATATTTAAAAAGCTTCCATAACTATTTCATCTATAGAGTTTTGCACTTCACTCTTAGTAGCTTCCATAGTCATCATAATATTTGCTTGAAATCTTTTTACTTCTTCATTATTATTAAATATAACAATAGTAGGAACAACTACTATTTTATACTCTTTAGACCATCTTGAGTCTGCAGCTATATCAACTCTTTGAGTTTCGCAGTCTGTAAGCTTAGGTAACCAAGCTACTTCGTTAGCTTTATTAAAACTAGCATTAAACTCAACAGCAACCATTCCGTCTGGAAAGTCTTGACTAAAAGCTGATAATGATAAAAAGAAAAATGTAATTAATAAGTTTTTCATAATCTTATTTTAAATCATCAATCTTGCTCTCCATCCTAAGCATGTGATCTTTAATTTCTTTTACATCTTCTTGAGTAGTCATAATAGTTTGTCGGATAAGTTGATCTTTCATGTCATACTCCATACGAGTAATTTCAGGATCAGGAGGGAGAGGTAGGTTTTTAGCTTCTGTTATATCTGCCTGCAAGGTAAACCACATACCTACGAGTGTAAAGATTAAAACTGCTATACCAGCTAGTGTTTTTATACTTAGCTTTAGAGTAGTATCTTCATTTAATTCTTTTGCCATTTTTAGAATATTACATAATTAAGGCCAACACTAAAGTTGTGCCATTGTCTGTTCCAATATTTGTTATACTTACCTTCTACAAATATACCTAAACTTTTGTTAAATCTATAACCGTATATTAAACCAACAGAATAATCAACCCATTGATTACCTTTATAGTTATAATAAGAGTAATCGTTACCTGTATCTAAATGATAAGGCATTATGTTACCCCAAGAGTGTAACCAAAAGTCTTTTGTAAAATGATAATAATCAAATCCTAGTACTGCAGAATACTCTACTATATTAGATATAGAGTTTCTTTGTTTTTCTACATAATCATCTATTACTTGTGGTATAACAACTTCCTCCCAAACTTCTTGACTATTTGCTACTACTTCTCCATTGGGTGCTGAATACTGTCCATCTAATGTTATAGTGTACCCCTCTTGCAGTGCCAAGTATGTATAGTGTAAAGTCCCATTGTCCAGCACCCAGTCTGCTAAAGGGTCAAAACCGTATGGTTCTGCAAGCCTTTGAACAGCTCCTAAATTAAAAGATAGTTTACCTGTTTCTCCTATTTGCAGTCTAAATCTTTCTGATGCTTCAAAGTATTTTATATCTGCAAAACCATCTTCTAAATACTCTACTTTACTAACCCATTTGTCAGCAACATATCTTACAAAATGGTGTTGATTAACATAGTTTATTCCTAATCTTCTTACAAAGTCAGCCTCGAATAAATATTCAAAGCCATCAACTCTACCAATTGTGGCGGCATCTGAGTAAGACCTTTCTGTACCATTATAAAAAGTATTAGCACGATTTTCATATCCAAATCTTTTTATTTTTCTAATACCTATAGATAAATTATAATCAAAAGGTGTTTTAATAGTTTCTTCTTCTAAAGTTCCAGACGTTACAGACCATATTTTATCATCACCTAACGATGTGCCACCATTTACTGCGGCATAAATAGTAGAGTATTTAAATATTTTGTGTAATCCCTGAGCACTTCCTAAAAAAGGAATAAATAATAATATTAATAGTATTCTTTTCATTTCTTTAATACTTTTGTTGTGCTAGTGTTACCATTATATGTTACGCTAAAATTATAAACCCCAGAAGGTAATAAACTTACATCTAGTTGATTTAACCCTTTATGTGTTTGATTTTCTTTTATTTTTATAATAAGCTTACCTGTTATATCGTAAACCATTATACTAACAGGACCGTTAGTTAAAATATTTAAACTATCATCCATAGGATTAGGATACATAACTACATTGTGTCCTCTAAGTAAATCTCTTGTGTCTAATGGACTATCCCAAGAACAGCTCCAATATATTTGTTGACATTTATCATCCCATGCATTATTACAACAATAAGGGTCTATCATAATTACCCAAGCATAACATGTGTCATTTAGCCAGTATGGAATCCCAGGGCCATCAATACAACCTGCATCATACAAACAACTTCCGTCATCTGTATTGTAAACAGAATTATAATTGTGCGCAAGCGGATCCATACAGCCTGCTAATACATCTATACAACCCCCATTGTCTGTATTAGCTAAAATATCGTAATTAAAAGCGTTTGAGTCTGTACAACCATATACTATATCAACACAAGAGAAATCCTCTATATTAGCTTCTAAATCGTAATTAAAGGCATTTGGGTCTGTACATCCAGGTGTTACTGGTATACAAGACTCATTATTGGTGTTAGCAATAGGGTCATAATTAAATGCAGTAGTATCAGTACACCCAAATATAAAAGGGATACAATTATCGCTTGCTGTATTCGCTTCATCATTATAATTATACATTGTAGGATCCATGCATCCTATTATAACGGGGATACAACTACCGTTATTTACATTTGCATCAACTTCAAAGTTAAATGCTAATGGATCTGTACAACCAAGTATAGGATATATACAATTGTCGTTATTAACATTAGCTAAACTATCATAGTTTAATGCAATTTCATCTGTACAACCAAAATATAAACAAGAACTGTCTGCTACATTTGCTATTTCATTATAATTCCAGGCACTTGTATCCATACACCCATAAACGTATGGCTCACAAGAATTATCGTCTACGTTTGCAAATACATCATAATTATATGCTAAGTCATTAGTACAACCTTCTACTACAGGTATACAATCTCCACTATCTGTATTAGCCTGTTCATTGTAGTTAAACGCTTCTGCATCCATGCATCCTTCTACTACATCTATACAATAATCACCGCAATAAGGCATTGCATCGTATATATGCCAAAATGGTGGCTCAAAAGGTTGTAGTGCTCCTGCACCATTCATAGCAAAAGGATTTAAACCTCCTGATATTAATAAATCTAAATTTTCATTAAATAAAGAAAAAGAATTGTGCATAGTTTGAAATTCTAATTCTTCTTGTGGTACTTGTGGTGGACCTAATTCAAAATATCTAATGTGTACAGCCATATCTGTTCTTAGATATAACCATTTAATTTCTTCATATATGCCAGGTCCTAATGTATATACACCAAGAATAGAATCTCCTTGTGTAATTGCTATATGAGAGTCTCCCCAACCGTCACCACCTGCATCATTTAAAACTAATTTATATTCACAGACAGGTACTATATTATTTAATGTAGCTTCTGAATCATAGTTATATGAGTTCCAGTTTAAACAACCTACAATGTGTTCTGTTTCACAACTACCATCGTCTACTTGCGCAAAAGGATTAAACTCTATGTATGCGGCATCCATACAACCATATACAGTAGGAATATCACAATGATCTAAATATATAACACCAGAGTATGCTACAGCTCCAAAGTTAGAGTCAGGTAACTCCCACAACACGTCAGGACTACCACAAGGCTCTAGGTCTCCCATAATGGTAAAGCTACCATCTGAACCTCCCCATTGACTACCACCTAAACCATCACCATATGTGTCACTCAATATAAGTTCTACACCTGATTCAGGTACACAAACTTGATATGGTATTGTAGTATTAGCTTGGTTGTATGTATACTCACCCGCCATTACACTTTCTACTGGTTGACCTGTAGTTATATCTGTAAGTATCCAACCTGTTTCGCCAGGATATTGGTCGAGTGTTATTTCTAATAACATTTTAGCCTCGCCTTCACCACACTCTACATTAGCACAACTACCATTATCTGTGTCTGCTAAAGGATTGTAGTTTATAGCTTCAGGGTCCATGCACCCAGGAGTAATATTTGGGTCTATTGGTATAGGACAATCTGCTCCATCATAATTAAATTCAGGACAATTAAAATCTATAAGATAACCATTCCAAGAATATGTGTTGTTATCACAAAAACCATCGCCTAACCAGTCTTCTGGAGCTATGTTTCCCGCACAGTCTGTAAATGTTGAATCTTGCGAATAAGTAGTCAAACTACTAAATAATAGGGCAAATAAAATTTTCTTCATTGCTTGGCAAATTTTTCTACTCCTGATATGCCAAAACAGCCTAAAACAACCCAAACAAAAGAGTCGTAAACAAACTCATTTATAACTAAGTCTGTTCCAACCCAACCTGTTAAAAGATCGGCAACCATAATCATGCACATAATAGCAAAAGCTATAAAACCAACTATAGCTTTTTCATTCCAGGAATTGTCGTTTTTAAATATCTCCATTTTTTTTGTGGTTTATATATCTCTTCTCTTTTTCCCACATTTCCTGTATTATTTTATTTCCAAGATCTACTTCATCTTCTAGATTTATAGATTCACATGTACATTTTATTTTTGAACAATTCCAAGCGTGATTAAGTCTTTTTAATTGTTCAATTAAATCTTTCACAAATATAATTATTTAATCGTTATTAACTTTAAATTTTCCATACATCCAAGTTTGTACAGAAGAACCTTTAGTTAGTATTAATTTATGTTTATAAGTACCAGGGTTTATAGACATTTGTGTATTTGAAATATTTATTACTAATTTTCCACTACTATCTAAAGCTGAACTACTATCTACAGGATTTAAAATTCCAGAACCGTTTGTTAAAGATAAAATATTTTCTGACTCATGATATATTTTAAAATCTACAGTATAACCAGTTAAATTAAAAGCAGAACCAGAATCGTTTGTAATGTTTAAATTTATAGTAGTAGAATTATCTTCTCTAGCAATAATATCTATTTTTTGTGCTATATCTGTGTTTATTGTTGCCATTCTATTTTAAAGTTAAAGTTGCTCCATATATTTTTGTTGTTGTAGAGCCTGGAGTTATTGTTATAGATAAGCTTTCTCCTACAGCACAAGTCCAATCTGTTATATTTATATCTGTATCACTAGCACCTGCTTTTTGTGTTAGTGATGTTGTAGTTCCAAATTGTGTTCTAGCAATAGTTATAGAGCCAGGTATTGCTTTAGAGCTACTTGTGTGTACATGAACTTGATCTACAGTTTTACCATCTATACCAGTCCACATAGCATGTAAAGAACCTTTAGAGTTGCTTATTGTAGTTCCATTTGATTGAGAATAAGCTCCATAATTTACACCAATAAAAGCAGATGCTGGTATAAATACTATTTCAGTTGTTGTTTTACCTTTAGTTATAGTATATAAACCTGCATCTTTACCGTTTGTACCTGCAACACCGTCAGTACCATCAGCACCTGCAGCTCCTGTTGCGCCTCTTGCACCTGTTGCACCAGTGTCACCTTTATCACCTTTAGGTCCTTGTTGCCCTACAACATCATTTACAACGTGATCTCGAACAGAATCAAACTCTTCAGTAACTTTTTGTAAATGATAAAGAATAGGAGCTAAAGTTTCAAAAGAATCTTCATCTTCTAAATATTCGTTATTATCAAATTTTGCTTTTATCCTAGTAAACTTATCGTTATCTATTTTATCAGCATCGCTACCTGTTGTAGAAAAAACTCTTGTATATTTTTTATCTGCTAATGCCATTACGTTGTTGTATCATATTCAAAAACTATTGTCATTGTAACACCATAACGTGCTACACTATCTGTTCGTCTTATTGCTATAGCCTCACCTTTACTAAATGTCCAATCAGCAGGACAGTCTTCTGTAAATTTTCTATTATAAGAAGCTGTTGTCATATCACTACCTCTTTGGTCGGTAGTTAAATTAGAGTCATCACCATCTATATACACTTCAAATGTACTTGTGCCTAATGCGTTATTTTGATGAAAAGAACTTATTCTTTTTATTTTACCATCAAAAGGTGCAACGTACATCAATGTATATGATGCTGTAGATAAGGAACTATTTTCAGATGTACTAGAACCACTTAATGTTATATAAAACCCGCTTGTAGAACTACTCCAATACGCAGCAGTTTTAGTATCTATTAACGAATTTGTAAGAGCTAAAGTGCCGCTAGCATCAGGAAGGTCTATAGTTCTGTTTGATGTAGTAGCACTATTTCTAAATCTTGATTTTGTACCGTTACCTCCAGAGTCTTCAATTTCAAGAGTGCCAGGTGAACCTATTGTTAAAGTACCACTTATAGTATCTGATGCGTCATTTTTTAAATAGTTATCTGCAGTTGCTACTGCGCTTACTGCATCTGCATCTGTATATGCTGCAGGTATAACAGTGTTGCCTTCTAATGCTGT